CGAGTATTAAACTCATCTACTATTTTAAAAAATGAAGATAATATAGAAATATTGTTTAAACCAATGCAATATCAAAAGTTATATATTGAAACCGATATTATTTTTTATATTCCAAATAATATACTATTAGAATCAAAAATAATAGTTAGTCTACTTGATCCACTAGAAGAATTTGATAGTTCTAGTGAAGATATATTTAATAATATTTCTGATAGTAATAAACTAATATTTGATTCTAACGGAATACTGGATAAAAAGACAGTAAATGATTGGATAAATTTATCCATTTATCTCACTACTTTTTTAACTGAGAAAGGTATTACTAAAAATGATTTTAAAATCGAAAGACCTCTAACTAATAAGAAAATTTCTGTTTATATTGGAGATTTAGCTTATGAATATTTAGAAAAAATGGAATTAGATAATTTGAAAAAGTTAGCAACTTTAGCAGATTATTTAGATATATCATATTTATTAGAAATTATTTGTGCTTTTATAGCTGAAAAATTTGTCAAGAATAAATCTATTGAAGATATTAAAAAATTAGACCTAATTTAAAAATTGCCTTTTAATTTTAAATAAATTACTATCATTATTAGAATTACGATTATAATAAGAGGGACTGTCATACCATAAAACATATAATTGATACCTTGAGATTTACACACATCTATTACATTCATATTTTTATCTGTATCTTTATCTTTATCTTTATCTTTGACATCTTTATATATTTCTTTTGGTAGGGTAACAATACCATTACCAATTCCTTCTAAAATAGTTGTTCCAATAACATCGACCGCTTGAATATCATTTGAAGAACTTGTGTTATTAGTATCGCTTATTTTTCTATCAGCTGACACAATCATTCTAGAAATATTTTCATTTAGGTCGTTAATTAATTTATCAGATAATACTTCAAGAACTTGTTGGTTAAAGGTACAATTTAATACATTTTTAATTGCGGCTAATTGTTCAGGTTTATTATTAGTTATGGCATTATCTTTATTTATTTTAAAAATATTACTAGATTTAGTTTTAGCTACACATTTAGCAATATTTTCCGAGTTTAATAGACTGGTAATTGTATTGACAATATCACTATTTTTAGCAGCAGTGAAAGTTTCATCTAAATTAAGTTGTTTTTTAACTTTGTTAATTTCTTTTTTGGATGTTGTTAAAGAAGTACTGTTACCGAAACTCATGGATAGTGTACATCCTATGTTACCTAAAACATCTTCTGTCATACCACCTAAAGAAGAACCAAGATTAGTTGATTCACCAAAAGAACCTTTATCATAAATGACAGATTTAACAACGTTTTCTATTTTATTTTTAATAGTGTTTGATATTTCAGTTATAATTCTATCTCTAATTACTTGAGATGTATTAATATTTAAGGTATTATCAAAATTACCTGTTTGTTTAAAATTTTTTAAAACAAAATCACCAGATATTTCAACTCTTCCAATTTCAAAAGAATTTGATAGAGTTATAAACTGATTTAATTCATCGGTATTTCTATTAGATACTTCATTTATTACAGCTGATAAAAACATAGAAGTACCTTTAATAACTGTATCTCGATCAATATTCTTTGTTATTTCTTTTAAATCTTTTTTAACAGTACTGTTAAAAGTTGTAATAAAGTTTTCAACTAATTTATCATTTTCTATTTTTTTGAAATTAACTCCTTTATAATCGCCGTTAACATCGTATAAATAATTAATTTGAGATTTAGACATATATCTATAATTAGAAAATTATTTATATTATTATTTAAAAAAATTGACAAAAGAAATTGTATATAAATAAATATTATGTATATATAATTAATGTTAGTATCACCTTACAAAAACAGTACGCAATATACAAAAGTTCAAATTAAACCACATATGATGAACAGCGATATTCAAAATATTATGAAGCTTGTACTTCGTAAAAAAGTAGAAAAAAGATGTAATAAGTATGGATTTATAGACGAGGTTCATCGTATTGAAAACTTTGAAGAAGAAGATCTAAAACCGGAAAATCTTTCTGGTTGTGCATCCTATTATATTAATTATCATTGTCGATTATGTATACCTATTGAGAATAGTATAATTATTGCACAAGTAAAAGCAATTAATCAAGAATTAATTTTAGCAATTAATGGTCCTATTATGATATTTATTCCGAAAGATAATATAGACGCTAGTATATGGGATGTAACTGATAAATTTTTAAATAGAAAAGACAAAAGTAATTTGAAAATAAATAATTTTATTAAAATAGAAGTAATTAATAAAAGAATTAATCAAGGAGACCATCAAATAAAAGTAATTGGTAAAATTTTAGATTATGCAACTGATGATGATGTAGACAAATACTTTGGTTCTATTATTAACAAAGAGATTGAAAAAGAAGATGACACATCAGATAAAGATAAAGATGAAGAAAATAATTTTATAATTTAGAGGAACTTGTTACTTATTACTTCTAACAGTTTAGAAATTCTTTCCTCTAATATTTCTAATGAATTCTTTGTTTGTACTTCATGAACTTCTAATTTATTTAAATGTTGAACCATAATTTGTTCTAAGTTATATATTCTTGGAACTAGTGTATCATTAATATTCTGAATATTAGATTGCAAGTTATTAATATTTAGTTCTAACAATCGAATATAATCTGTGTCTGTATCATTTTCATTTTCATTTTCTATAATACTATTAATAATGTTATCATCTTCAGATGAATCATATTCAGTATTAATATTAATATTAAAATCATCCGGGATAGGTACTAATATTTCTAATTGTTTTTTATTTAATTTGGTAATTCGAGGTATTATAAAAAGAAGATAATTTTCAAAACATCCAGAATATGATTTCTCAATAAATTTAATATTTTGAGAATCAATAGTAATTTCTTCTTTTTTATGGTTGTTATACCAAATAAAATCTATTTTTTTAATGTATATGTTATCTTTGTTTAAATTTTTATATACATTAGAAAAAATTCTTTCTTCATTATTTTTAATAAATTTACCCAAGCTATTAATTGATTCTAATTTATTATTATCAGATAACAATTTATTAAAACAGTTCAAATCAATAATATTATTAATACGTTCAAGTAGTTTATTTCTGAATAATTCAAAATTACATTCAACTAATTTATCATAAAGTTCCTTATCATAATCTTGATTTAATAAAACATTTGAAACAATTTTTTCAATTTCTTCTTTATTAAAGTGTTTATGTTTATGTTTATTAATAAAGTTATTAATCGTTACTTTAATGTTATTCATTAATATATATATAATATATTTCTTTATATTATAATAATTTTAAAATATTTTTTTCCAATGTTGTCAAGTCATCTTGAGTATAGTTTGTTAATATCCAATCATTGATATCAATATTGATATCTTCTAAGAAATCATCTCGATAGCTAGATATATTTTTACTAAAATCTCTAATTAGATTTTTAAAACTTTTTGCTTGTAACTTTATATTATTAATTAACTGTTTTACTAAAGTCTCACTATCTATATCTAAATTTAATAATTTTTGATAACAATACCAAATACACCAAGCTGTACAAAATCCATTTGGGTCACCTATTTTTTTACATCTATGATCTTCCAAATTCTCAATCATAGAAAATCCAATAATAGGTAAATAGTCAGAAGGCTTAATATATGTGATATCTTTATCTATGTTTTTAAATTTTTGTTCTAATATTGAATCAAGAAGTTGAGGATTATAATCATAATTCATAGGTGGATTTTTACCATTTGGTTCAAATCTTTCAATTATATTTTTAGTTCTATCCCAAAATAGTATATTAGTATGTGCACCTTGTGATGTTTCGATTCCAATTGGAATAACTATAACTTTACTATTATTAGTAATTTCTTTTTTAATAACTAATTCAAAATATTCTGGAAAGAAAATCTTTTGATACCCCCAAATAATCATACTATTAATAAAATCTAATTTATAATTAAAGTTAATTCCCATCTTACTATAAAATTCTTCGATATTATCATTCGTACTAAGAGGATAGTCTAGAACTAATGATATAGTTGGATATGATTTTTTTAACCATAATATTCCAAATAAGGTATCAATAGGAAATCCACTAAAAAAACAATCTTTCAAGACTAATCCCGAGTCTAAATCAAAATTTAATTCTCTCATTTTTGGCAAAGAACGATTTTCTTTTAAAATGGTGCTTTTAATTTTATTTAAACAATCTTGAGTATTTTTAAGTTTGGTAAGTTCATTCGAATTATTTACTGATTTATAGGAACCTATGTTATTATCCTTAATATAAGAACATTTGATTTCCCAATCAATTATTAAATTTTTACTAGATAGTATATTAAAAAAAGATTGAGCTGCTATCTCTAATATTTTATCCTTATTTTCTACTTTGTTGTATATTGTGTGTCCTTTATAATTTTGAATAAAAATATTTAATTCTTTAAGAATCAATTCGTCTTCAACTGAGTCAATTAAAGAATATTTAGTTAATAGATGCAGACAAGTATTACCTTGATGATTTTGTATATTTAAATTTGTTTTTTTAATTAACTTTTTAAGTATATCTTTATTAACATTTTTACCATAGTCGATTAAATACATATGTAAAGGCGTATTTCCATCCAAATTCGTAAAATTAGTATTTATTTTATCAAGACTAATGTAGTAATTAAGAAGTTTATGATTATTATCCATAGTAGCAATACAATAATGTAATAAATTATTACCCAAGTAGTCAGATATAGTAACATCACCTCCTAATTCAATTAGTTGTTTAATATAAACTTGTTCATTATTTCCAGTTAATTGGTGTAAAGCTGTTAATCCTTCTTTAGTTTGATTATTAATATTTATTTTGGTTTTATTTAATAAATAATCAATAATCTTATAATTCGAATAATTAATACTAGATTGTAGTAAAGTCTCGCCTTCATTATTTTTCATATTAAAATTAGAAAAAATATCAAAAAGTTTCATTAGCATAGTATTACGTTCATATTTCAAACAATAAAAAAATATATTCTCTCCTTTAGTATTTGAGATATAAGGGTCTCCATTACTCTTAATTATATTATCAAATGCTTTTATATTATTAAATATAACACAGTAATGCAAAGCTGTTCTCCCTCTCACATCCTTTTTATCTAATATTTGAATACCAATTTGTTTTGAGCTTTTTTCAATTATTAATGCAAGTATATTCATTTTATCAAGTTTAATTTGATTATATAGAATTGTGGTTCCGTTAGTATCAATTATATCTAAAGATATTTCTTTTGTTAAGATAGTTTTAATTAACTCATAATCTCCTGTATCTAAAATATGTTCTATTAAATAATTACCAAAAGTATCTTGAATATTAAGTTGTATATTTTCTTCATTTTTTACAATTTTTATTATATCATTATATTTTCTTTCTTTAATTTTATCAAATAAATTAATCATTAAACTATTTGATATAATAATTTTTAAAATAATATATCTATTTTTCCAGGTATAACTACACGATAGTCAACACCTTTACCACTAGTTGGATTTAATCTTTCAATTCTAAAAATATCCCCAGCCTTTGCATTATAATATCTGGACATTCTATCTGTTGTGAATATTTTTTTTAAATTACGTATCTGAATATGTTGTAATAATTCATCTTTCTGTTCACTATTTATTAGAGTATGTTTTGGAATAATATCTTTGGTTGGAATATCTTCCATAAATTCATATTGGAAAAATCCTTCACTGTTTGGATAATTTTCCATAATTTGTTTAAATGTTTTTTTACTTGGTTCTTTTACTATTACTAATTTTAATAAATTAGTATTACTACTTAAAAATTCATCAAGAGGTGAATTTTGAGTGATAGAGGTAACCTTACCATTAATTAGATAAATAAGAGAGTTTGTATTATTATCTAATTTTATCTGGATAGATTTATTTGAAACAATAGTATCTTGGATAGCATTGAATGATTCTTCGACATCAGAAATCATATTTCTTCGAGATAACATCTTGATGATATTTTTAATAATTAACTGATTGGTTTCTTTTTCTGTAAACATTACATTAGTTAGGTTCATACTTGATTACTTATAGAAATTAATCTTTGAATTGTTTTTTTTTCAATATTTTTATATTTATCAACCTAAATGTTATTTAAACATAAATATCATTAATGAGGAAAAATAACTATGAATTAAAGATTTTATCAAATGAAGAATCTGATAAAAAATATAAAAAATTTATAGATTTATCAAATAATGAGAACCCAATTAAAAATAAAGATTCAGATGAATTAGTAAGCGACTCTGAAAATATAGGAATAAATAATAAAGATCCATTTAAAATTTTATTACAGATAGTTACAATTTTTGATGAAATAAAAAATTTAATTAAAAAATTTAATAGTAATATTAATGAGTATTATTACAAATTAAATATGAAAAACCAAGACGCTGATGATTTATTATTTTATCATTCAATTATATTAGATTCAAAAAAATATTTTATTAAATGTTATAAAATAAGAGAAAGAAAACTAATATATGATTTAAATAGTATATTAAATATGATTTATAATAATATGCCAATTAATGAAATAGTAGAAATAAATAGAACTACTTTAAAAATATTTAAAAAAGCTTATAATAAATTAGGAAAAGATGTTAAAAATAATAATACGAATACTGATAAACCATTATGGATTAAGAATGATAAATTAAAATATATTGAAACTATCAAAAGAGAAATGAATAGAACATTTACTTACCATCAAAATATTAATTTGTATCTTAGAGATTCCTTAATTACTGAGATTAAATTCTTCAAAATGAATACATAACTTTATACAATTAAATAATTTATTAATAAATAAAATTTATTTCTATTTCTATATATATTTATAATAATGGAATGGAAAATAAAAAAGATAAAGAATAAAAATTCAAATTATGATTTTAGAATGATATCTAATACAAACAATTTTTCACAAATAAATTTTTTTAAATGCAGTTATTTTAGAATCTTAGTATCATTATCATCATATTTATCAGAAGGTATTATATTATGTGATTCTAAACAATTTCAAATAAAACATGATAAAAATACTCCGGCTATATTTAATTTTTCTATCAATAATAATTCTGATAAATCACAAAAGTCCTATTTAACACTTGATAATAAATTGTCAAAAGTAATATTTTATAATGATAAAAAAAAAATAGATATTAGATTATTATCATTACCTGATACAAAAGTCTTTTTTACTTTATTTCAATATGAGGAGGTTAGTAATTTATCAAAATTTTTAAATGCTAATAGTGAAGCTTATAAACATATAAATAACACAAGTGTTAATTTATATTTAATAACAGGTTGGATAAATTTTGATGATGGATATAATTATTTAATTATGGATTTATTAAAGTATGATAGCAGAAGTAGAAAGACCGTATTAACCAGGTGTAAGATATTAGATAAAACGATATTAAAATCATTACATAAATTAAAGAAAAATATTAAAAGTTATTGTCTTTTATTAGTAGAATTCGTTGAAGGAACAAGTATTAAAATTAAATATATAATTCCTACCACGATGGATGAATATATTACTTACCTATATGATCTAATGTTACCTTATAAATATGATTTTAATGATTTAGATAAAAAAGATAATAAATTACAAAGTATTGTTTATAAAGATAATGATATCGAAAGAACTGCTTTTGCTATAGACCCTGATGGAAGTAAAGATAGGGATGATGCAATTGCTTCATTTTTTCTTAAAGATAATAAAATTACCTATGACCTTAAAGAGGCAACACATATAAAATTGATTGTTCATATTTCAGATACATTACCATACATAAGTCCAAAAGATAATAATTATTACTATCATTACAGTAAATATAAATGTAATACAGATTACTTGGATAAATATAATTTACCAATGATGGATAGAATGTTATCAGAAGAAAATTTATCATTAGATGGTGATAATAATAGTGCCATAACTATTAATCTTATTTATAAAATTATTGATAAAGAAAAATTTATAATAAGACCATTCCCAGAAAATGTAAAAATTCATCGTAGTGAAAATTTAAAAATTATAGGAACCACTTATAAGAAATTTTCAGAATCATATAATTTGAAAAAAATGAAAGGTTTTGATAACTCTAGTTTTAACGAAAGATATATTATAAATTGTAATAAAAAATTAATTAGAGATTACAATGAATTTATTTATGAAGGTAGTAGTATGTTTCCTAATAAATCAAAAGAACATATTGCCAATAATTTAAAACAATTATATATATTTTTCGTCAATTCTCTTAATCATACGGGCAAAGATACTTTAATCAAAATACCATCTAATTTAACTAGAGAAAAACATTTTGACACTTGTAATATATTCTTAGAATTTTCACCTGTTGATATGTGGAGTCATAGTTTAATTGAGTATACCGCATTAGAGTCTAACATTTATTTCTCTTATTTAATGTATCTGATAGCTAAAAATAAAATACAACCAACTAACAATATTTTTTCTTTCGATTATAAAACTATTCATGATATAAATGACACAGTAGGTAGTAAAAATCAAAAATTATTAATTGATAATATTACTAATGATAAAGTTGTTAAAGTTTCAAAATGTGGAATTTATAGAAATTTATATACACCTGGTAAAATAGGAAGTAATTTAGATTTTTATATTAATGAAGAAATTAAAGGCATGATAGTTAAAATGATTAATAGTAAAGATAATATTAAAGATATAATTGAAAGATTCTTGGAAAAGTTTAATTATAAGGTAATAAAAAATAATCCGAATGTAACTAACTTTTTGAAATTAATACTCGCATTACGACAAACTTTACTGTTATTTAATGCTAAATCAAATTTAGATATTTCAAGTAGAATGATATCAAAAGAAATTAAAATGAAAGCTAAATATGATTTTTTCCCTTTTTCACATTTGGATATTTGTTCGGTATTTTATACTCATGCTACATCACCTATGAGAAGATTCGTTGATATTAATGTTCATAACTTTATATTTGATAAAAAATGCAGGGATTATATATATGCTAATCTAGATTTAGATGGAATTAATATTTCAGTTAATACTGGTAAGTTTATTCATCAATTAGTTAATAACCAAAGGCTTGTTGAATTAATAGATATTAATAGTCAAAAGAAGAAATTAATAATGGATGCAGTATTAATAGATAAAAAAAGAAATACAATTGGTTTATTAGAGATAGTTAATTTTTATAGTTTTAATGAATCTTTTAATTTGGATGAAAATAAAACGAAGGTAATACTAAATATTGATAATTATAATTTACCAAATATGAAAAAAGCAAATGAAACAGATAAAAATTTTAATATATTTTTCCACATGTTAAGAAAAGAAAGTGAACATATTCGTGCCAAGTGTCAAAAACTATTAGAAAAATTATTTAATCTTAAAAAAATTAACAAGATATGCTAATTTCATTTTCATATAAAGCGAAATCATGTTAAATATAAATGGATGATAAAATTATAATAACACTTGTCGGTTTACCTGCTCGTGGAAAAAGTTTTACCTCTAATAATTTATCAAGATTTTTAAATTGGTGTGGGATTAATTGCAAGGTATTTAATAGTGGTGATTATCGCCGTAACCTATTAGAAGGGTTTCAAGATGCAGATTTCTTTAATAAAGATAATAATGATAAAAGAGAAGAGATAAGTAAATTATGTTTTAATGAATTATTAGATTGGCTAAAGAAGGATGGAAGTGTGGGGATATTTGATGCAACTAACACTAATGTTCAAAGAAGAAAATATATTTCCGATAAAGTTAAAGAATGTAATATAGGTAATTTAATTTTTATTGAGTTAGTTACTGATGATACTACTATTATTGATAATAATTTGCAATTAAAGTTAAAATCACCTGATTATATTGGTAAAGATAAAGAGTATGCATTAAATGATTTTAAAAAACGATTAGAACATTATATGAAAATTTACCAGACTATAGGAGATGAGGAAGATATTAATTATATTAAGGTTATCAATTTTACCGAAAAATTAATGATTAAAAATGTTGTAGGAGCCAACGAAAGTTTAATTAGTTCATATTTAATGAATCTAAGATTAAATAAACATCCAATTTATTTAACAAGACATGGTGAAAGTATTAATAATACTAAATCTATTATTGGAGGTGATTGTTTATTATCTGATAAAGGAATAGAATATTCTAAAAAGTTAACAAACTATATTGAGACTGATATTAATGATGATTTTATTATTTTTACTAGTTGTTTAAAAAGAACAGTTGACACAGCAAGGTATTTTAAATCTAAAAAATGTGAATCAAGGTTATTAAATGAGATTCACGCAGGAGTTTGTGAAAATATGACAATAGATGATATTAATAAAAAATATCCGAAAATTATTAAAGAGAGAAATGAGAATAAATTAAAATTTAGATATCCGGAAGGTGAATCTTATTTGGATTTATTAGAAAGATTACGATATTTTGTTTTAAAAATTGAATCTTATAATAAACCTATTTTAATAGTAGCACATAATGCTATTATTAAGGTATTATTAGGATATTATAATAATATTAATCATGATAATATCCCTCATTTAGTTGTTGATTTAGGTACAGTAATTAAACTTGTACCAAATTCAAAAAATTATTCAGTAGAAGAAATTAAGTTATAAAAATATATTCTTAAAAAATTAATAAAAAGTTTCAAACCGTATATTATATTTTAATCTTAGTAATTATAATATAATGTCTTATTTTTATAAAGAACCCAAAGTAGAATTTAAAAAAGTAACATTTAGTAGTAGCGATTATCTGTATATTAAAATAGAAGATCCTAATGCTTTGGAAAGAGACCAAGAAAAGTTTTGGATATATGTTGAATTAAAAAGTTTCTATATGATGAAAGATGGTAAAAGTTTAACATTAAGTAATCATCTTGGTAAAGTGTATACTTTATCAGGATATTCTGAATGTATGGTTGAAAATTGGTCAAACCGAATTAAAGATACAATAAATTTTCCTTAATGTAATATTTTTAATAATTCTTGATTACAAATATCTAATGTACTTACAGTACTAAAAATTAATTTAGTACACTCGGATTCATCAAAACTATCATCTAGTAATATTTTATAATTTAAAATAATTTTTTTATACATTAAATTATTTATAATTCCAATTAATCTTTTTTTTGTTTTTAAATCATAGGAACTTTTTACAATATTATCTATTTTTTTAGAGATTCTTTTGAGGTCAGAATCGTTATTATCATCTAATTCGTACTTATGTTCATTTTTTAATATATCATTATTATCTTTTACTATTTTATAATGTTCATAATCATAATCCTCCTCATCATCATCCTCATCATCATCATCATCCTCCTCATTATATAAATCATCTCTAAATAAATCTTCATCTTCATCATCCTCTTCAATATCATCAATATTTAGTTCTGGTGAAGATAGTTCGTCCATATCAGGAAAGTTTAATATATCATTATATTTGATGTTTTTAGGAGATAGATTATCTTTGTTTGGAACAAGTCCTTTTGGAGAATATAATAATTTTGGAGATATACTTTTCCTATTTGATTCAGTATTATTATCTAATATATATTTTTTATTTAACTTTGGTAATAATGATGGATTCATTTGTATTATTTTTCTTTCAAAAAAGTCAGGTGTTGTTCTTACTTTATTAAGTAATCCATAAGTATAATTTAATGTATCGACAGAGTCATAAAAATATGGAAATCCTGAATGTATAGTACAAATAATTAGATTTTTATTATTAATTATATCCTTTAATAATCTTGTTAAATCCGATCTTCTATATGGCATGTATGATTTTCCATAGCTACGAAAGCATTCTTTCAATGCTAATAATGATGAATTAATGAAACTTGTTTCAAGTTCATTAATTTTATCAAACATTGCTGGTTTCCTTTCATTTCCAGCTAAATCAACTACTGTATACTTTTTATTATCTTTATAGAGATAAAGAACTAAATGAGATCGAGATGAGGTCGTGTTATGTTTCGATTTACCACATGTTCTAGATTCTAAAATTTTAGATTTTATATAATTAATATTTGTTGGGGTCACCTTTTGTCTAGTAGAGTTATAACAATTATCTTCTTTACCATTAGAGTATAGGATTATTTTACTTTTTGAAAACAAATCATAATTACCATTATGACAAATATCGATTGCATCTAATTCATAAGTATGACCAAAGTCTTCAGATATTAAATCAAAAATACCTTTAGTATCTTCATTTCCAAATGTTGTATACGTTTTACCACTACCTGTGTGACCATAAATAAATACTCCAAAGTTATTTTTTAATTTATTTTTAATTTCTTTTTCATAAATTTCTTGAGTTTTTGAATTATGATCATAGAATTTATCCAATTCAAATTGGTATGGTTTTATAATACTTTCACATAAAAGATTTTTAGATCTTTTATAAAGGTAAACTTTCGAGTCAGAAACCAGTTCAATATTATCTTCTTTGGGTGGTTTTATACGACATATAATTCTTACCATTATATATACTAGTATATAAAACATTATTTGTTTTTAACTAAATTTATAGATATATTTTTAAAATATTAGTTAATATATTATTAATATATTGTTATGTTTATTTCTGGAATTAAATAGTGATTACCAGATATAACTTGTAAAAATAAAAATTGATTTCAGATATTTCTATATATATATACTTTATTTAATGCAATCCACAACTGAAATTGAATTCTATAATAACCGTATTAACTCGGATGTTTTAGATTATCCAAATCATTGGCCTACATCTAGAAATATTAAAAAGATTATTGCAGACTTTGATTATATTGAAGCTGGTGCACGACTAAAGGATAATCACGAATCTATAATAGGTCGAATAATGTTAAAAAGGTCGGCAGGGAAAAACTTATTTTTCTATACGATTCTAGTCAATGATCATAATTTTCAACTAATGTCAGATCTTAGTACTTATGAATCTGAAGAAGAATTTCATCGAACTCATAGTTTAACATATAGGGGTGATATAGTTGGAGTACGAGGATATATAGCCAAGACAAAAAAAGGTGAACTATCAATTGTACCAGTACATATGAAGATTCTTGCTCCTTGTTTACACATGTTACCACATCTTCATTATGGAGTGGTTGACAAGGAAATAAGATACTCTAATAGATATTTAGATTTGATGTTAAATAAAGAAGTTAGAGATATTTTCAAGACACGTCATCAAATTATTTCAAAGATTAGAAACTATTTGATTGAAAGAGATTTCATTGAAGTAGAAACTCCAGTCTTATCAAATCAAGCTGGAGGAGCTACAGCAAAGCCATTTATTACACATCACAATGCTATGAAACAAGATATGTATATGAGAATTGCACCTGAACTTTATCTGAAACAATTAGTTATTGGCGGATTGGACCGTGTTTTTGAAATTGGTAAGAATTTCAGAAATGAATCTATTGATACAACCCATAATCCAGAATTTACTGCATGTGAATTTTATATGGCTGGAGCTGATTATTATCAACTAATTGAAATGACACAAAAAATGCTTGTTGATATGGTCACTCAAATTAGGGGTAGTGCAAAAGTAGAATGGATGGGTAATGATATTGATTTCACTTTACCATTCAAACAGATTGATATGATGGACGAGTTACAACTCGAGGTTAGAGAAAAATTAAATGATGAAACTTTTATTCTACCTGATTTAAATTCAGAACATGCGTCAGAAGAATATCATAATTTACATACCATGTTAGGTCTAAAACCAGAACCACCTTTTACCTTGAATCGGTTAGTAGATAATTTGGTAGGAGAGTTTGTAGAACCGAAATGTATTCAACCAACGTTTCTAATGAATCATCCATTAATTATGTCTCCATTAGCCAAGCCTCATCGACTAGATTCAACTAAAACGGAAAGATTTGAACTTTTTGTTAATGGTAAGGAAATTTGTAATGCTTATACCGAATTAAATAATCCAATAATTCAAAAGCAAATGTTTGATAAAATTTCCAAACAAAAGGAAGGAGGTGACAGTGAAATCCCCCCAACCGATTACAATTTTGTTCGTGCTTTGGAGTTTGGTCTTCCACCTACAGCAGGGTGGGGAATTGGTATAGATAGATTAACCATGATTCTAACTAATAAGGATTCAATTAGAGAGGTCATCTTATTTCCAACCAGAAACTATAATGTCCAAGAACCCACGTTAGCGGATGGTATTATTAGGGTTGACCCTGAACCATCAACTGATTAAAATATTATTACTTTACATCCCTAAAAAGTGAACTGATTAAAAAAATTGAAAAAATTAAAGTATTAATCATAATATAGTATTTTTATGGAAGAATGTCCAATTTGTCAAGAAAACGTAACACTCCAAAATCTATCATGTAGTCATGATATCTGTCGCAGTTGTTTATCTGAGTGGGTAAGATGCGGTGGCTCAAATTGTCCCATCTGTCGTGCTAATATAGACTCCAATATCTTAACTAATAATTTTGCTTTGTCAGATTTAGTTAATTCAGAAGTACATCATTTAAATATATCTATTTCAAGTCCAAAAGGTACTTCGATACCAGTAACTAACGAAGAATTTTCAACTATAACTGAATTATTCGGTAATGCATCTCAAATAAACCATATAAATCTAAGTATTGGAAATAAAATTATGTTTCAAATGTACAAAAGTAACTGTTGGTTTTTTGGAATCATATCAAATGTTGAAGGTACCTCTATAGATATTAAAAATTGTATTTTTCTACAAAGGTATAATGGTTCAATCTATAATACAACCCCATCTCGTAGGAATATTCAATATGAAAACCGAGATAGTATTTATTTAATTTCACGATAATATCTTAGGATGATTTATTGTATATTCTTTAAACTCTAAAAAAATTGAATAATATTTAACTATTAACATATGTTACAATATTAATGGTATTAATGAGAGATTTAAAGCGTAATAACCATTGTATTGCTTATAGCAAACAATGCAATTCAGAAGTTAAATGTTATTTCTGCGGAGGGTCCCATCTTTGCAGAGAATGTCCACAAGAAACATTGTTGGCACCGATATTAAAAAAATATATTGGAAGTATAATGGAAGATTTCATAGGAGATAATTTTTGTTGTCCGTCGTGTAATAAAAAACAGATGACTGTATTGGGAAATCATTCACCGTCGCTTGATATAGTATGTCAAAGTTGTGAAAGAAGATTTGAGGTCAAATCCAAATGTCTTAGTGTAAATAATTTACCAAAAGATATAAATTTGCCTCATGGTAATTACGAAGATTACAAGAAAAGACAGAGTAGTGGTCTTGATTTGTTTGTAATTATCTATAAAGTTGACAGAATAAATAAGAAAATAACAATTAGAGAAGTTCTTTATTCTAAAAACAGTGAAATTCTAGAAAATAATAATATAAAGGTTGTAAAAAGACATAAATCACATCTATCAACTATTTCTATTCAAGATAGAAATTTAATAACTAAAATGGATTTGAATAGATTATATCAATTTGATTTTAGTTCAATTATAGAAGATTATTTACAGACAACCGATTATATTGAACAACTTCATACTCAGTTAAATGAAATGACAGTATAACATGTGATTATAAACTATTAATTTATTAAATTATAATAAATATACGCAGTTTTCTTAAAAATGAATTATGTTCATATAATAAAAAAATTGATATATTTATTGTGAAGACAGATATCTATTTAGTGTAATGAATCCTTTTGAAAGAGAAGAAGAAACTGTAATTCTACAAAAAGAAAATGATATAACGATTTGGAAAGAAAATCGCGGAAGAAAAATAAACACTTATATTACCGGATGGAATATTGATATTGAAGATTTAAAGAGTTATCAAAAAGAATTTAAACAATCTAAAGGTTGTAATGGGAGTATTAAATCTGATGAGGATACGCCTAAATTACATTTTCAAGGTGATAAAGTAAATGAATTTATTATATTTATGATATCCAAAGGAGTTAATGAAGATACCATAACATTAAAAGGACAATAAAATATAGTTTATTTTATGAGTATTATTTTATGAGTATTATTTTATGATATAAATTGACAAGTTATGTCGGCAAATATTAATCAATGATTATTTTTAAAAATAAAAATTGATTAATACTATAATTGAATATATGATGCTATTATAATGTCATATTTAGAAACCTTAATGAAAACAGAACCTCCTACAGGAGATTACCGTAAAGGATTTATTAAATGTCAACAAGAACCAAGAACTATTGTTCCTATTATTGAAGACAATAACACTTTGAGTCAAGAAGACGTTGAAGGTCAGAATAAAGAAAGAAAACCTTTTCGTAAAACTAATAAGAATTTAAGCCAAGAAGTTGGCGAAGATCAGAATAAAGAAAGTAAACCTTTTCGAAACACTAATAAGAATTCTTTGCGTAAACCTGATAGTAAATATGAGAGTTCTAAAAAGACAAGCGGTAAGACAGATAGAGATCCATCCTATTCAAAAGCTTTTCAAAACGCTCAAGAATCATTAGTTAAAAGTTGTCGTCCAAGTAAAGATGATCATTCTATTATTTCTCAATCTATCAAATATATTCATAATTGGAACGGACATCATGTGAAAGTAGATGTTACAGATGATGATATCGTTATTAATATGGAAGAAAAAGAATTTAAGTTTTCTAAGAAACGATTCCTATCAAATAGAAATTTTCAAAGAGATGTTATTGATGAATATGCTAGCGCGTACGGGAATGTCTACCTAAAATTCTTTCAAAAGAAGGATGATGATGATACATATACTATTCATGTTAAAGCAGGAAGGTAAATTCATTCATGTTAAAACAGGAAGGTAAATTCATTCTTCATAAATTATTTTAATA